CCAGCGCCACGTATTACTATGTTTTGTGTACCAGCCGTAGCATTACACACCACATAAATCTTTGACTGAGCCGGGGCAGTTATGCTCCGTGTCGTGGAGCCATTTGCCGTCCACAAAATAACTGCTTGTCGAGCTTGGTTGGCCGCACCAGTTGTAGTGGTCAGCGTCACATCTGCATCAGTGTTAAGAGTTGTCGTACCGGCTACTGCGGTATCCAAAAGAGAAGTGATGGCATTGTTTACCTCGTCGCCCCAAGTTCCAGCCAAGGTTCCCGTGGTAGGTAAAGACAATCCCAATAAAGCTGTGTATGCCATGTTTGATCCTCAAGCCACTACTGGCGTCCAATTCGGAGACTGTACATCATTTATTTCTGTCCATCCCGGCGTTTGTGTATCTGTTATGTTGGTCCAAGTCGTCGTCTGGGAATCATCTACTGGCTCCCAATAAAAACGTCCATCAAATGCGTCAGTAGCAGCCAAGGCCTCTGAAATGTTTACAAAAGCCACAAGCGAGTTTACAAAATTATCCCCTAAAACCACAGTTTCAGCAATAGAAGCTATAGCATTTAATGTGTTTGTAGTCAAATCTGAGGCAGAAATAACCTCATCCACCTGACCAGTTCGGATCACAATATTGCTCACTTGGTCAAAAACCGCAATAGTTTCTGACAAATTTACCCCAAATGTCGCAGTGGTTGTTAAGGAATCTGCTGCCGCCTGAGTCTCCGATATAGAACCAGTTAAGACCGCTCCCGCGCTGATTGTATCAGCAGCAGCCTGTGACTCATCAATAGAGCCTACAAGTATCAATTGGTTTGTTACTGAGTCATTTAATGTAGAAGTTTCGCTTATTGACGCAGCAGCATTTAGAGTGTTTGTAAAAGAATCCGATGCTGCTTGAGTCTCGGAGATCTGGTTTTGGAATACAACTGTAGAAGTGGGTGTATCTGTTCCAACTACAGTCTCGGCTACATCTACATTAAACGCACTCTGTACTGTGATATTGTCTACTATGGATGCGGTTTCCGCTACGCTTGCAGAGGCATTTAGAGCGTTTGTTACCAAATCGGAGACGGACGAGGTTTCGCTAGAGGACTCCTCGTATAGAGACATCCCCCAACCGACTTGACCCCAAGAGCCAGATCCCCATCCGGCGGCCATGATTACGCCGCAGCAAGTTCAGATTCTTTAAACCACCGTTGCTGTGCTCTGCCTTCGCTGTCTTTCCATTCGATCAAATAGGAAATGTTTCCATTCTGATCTACGGCTAATTGCTTAACAGGACCAACGGGAGTTGTCTGAACCAGTTTAACGACTTGTCCAAGTTTAAATGATGCTGCCATGATTACACCGTGATAGTAGTTGTGTAGCTGACATTCAAGATGTCGCCTGATGCTACGGCACGATCTCCGCCCGTAAAGTTTTTAGCCGAGTACAAAGTACCTGTCGTACCACCTTTGGTGTTGTCGGTCGTTACAAACGCACCAGCAATCGTAGCAGTGGCGTTGATGTTAAAAGACACAGCAGCAGAAGTAGAAATAGCCGCGCCAGAAGCGGCACTAAACGCCATCACGGGACGTGTAGCATTAGAGTAAGCCGTGCTTTCAGTCCAGCCAGCGTGAGATGCCATAGTGTTAGCGGCGAGATAAGTATTACCTGCTCCGGGACCAGTCACTAGACCAAGATACCAAGCCGCTGTATAGCTAGAGCCTGTAAATGTTTTGTCCAACATGAAGTTGGCACCCACTGTGGTAACTTGATTCTTGAATGTATCAGTCCACTTGACTTGACCGTCTGGGCCTAGACACTCTACGTGGAAATAACCTGTGAGCTTTGACTCTTCGTTCAAAGAAGACAGGCGCTCGATGCACACGGATGCGCTATCGGTTGCTTGGATTGTTTCGGTTTGGTTCATATCTGTCCTCTTAAGACGTGCGAATTAAAGCAGAAGTAGCCGTATTGGCTGGCATAGTGATTGTAAATGTATTTGTTGCAGTTTTGTCAGATCCAAAATCCAGCACCGCAATAGACTTATTGGCCTTAGAAACGTTATAAATCAACGCGCAACGGGTCGTAAATGCAGCAGGATTCCACACCACGTTACTAAAATTAACGTAAGCTATCGAACCTGATGTATTGATAGTTACACCTGTTAATGTTTGTCCACCAGCGGTATAGCCCGTTCCAGAAATTTCGTTGGTTGTAGAGTAAACCGTGGTGTTTTCATTGAGATCAGCCAACGCCGTGTAGAGGGCGATCTTCAGCGTGTCGGTCAGGAGGTTGTGAACTCCCTGATACAACTCGGCTTTGAAGCTGGTGGTTTGGCCTTGAACAATCATAATGAAACGTTACATTCTAAATGACAGGATTTCGAACCTGACCGTCACGGTAGGAATCCATCCGTTGTTTACCGTCGCCCAAGTTCTTCAACAAGACCATAGACTGAGCATAGCGGTCCATGTACAGCTTGACCATATCTGGCTCACCCTTCATGTAGGTAATGGCTTCAACCATAGTACCGTTAAGGAGTGCGGAGTCAAAGTTGTCCCCAAGCCAAGTCGTTCCTGCCGTGACTATAGATTCGGGATAATAATAGTAGTGTAGTTCTGTAGCGTAAGAATAGTCCGGGGTTGGCCCCACAATAAAAGAAAGCTCGGCTTCATTTGTATACTGTGGACCAAAGATCGCATAGTGTTTAGGTAATCCTGTATCTGATGCATTTGGATACGCCTCTCGAATAAAGTTCACGTCTTTATTCAATAAATACAAATAGTCGCCGTTTTGCTTGATGACCGCAATAGAGTAGACAGAAAGAAAATCTGAGGGACAAGAGAGGTACTTATTGTTAAGAGTAAATGTACCGGTAACGTTTTTTCTTAGATTGGCAATCTGAACACTGTTATATATACGCTGCTCTGCTTGTTGTATGAGCGTGTTCATATCCACTGTGGGAAACGTGTTCTCACAGTAATCCGAAACCGCAGTCACAAGCTCGGCGTAGTTCATGCCATTGGGCCTCTTGCCATCAAACCTTTAGTTGCGGCACCTGTACCACGAACCTTGATTCCTGTAGTCTTGGCCTCTTCGGGATAACCCGCGCCTTTTACATCCTCTGGCTTTACAACTTTACCAGTCATGGTGTGGGGTTCTGCGTAGACGTTGGCTTGGCCAACTTCTTTACCCATTACTTTTTTGCTAAATTTCATATTAACCGCCTCGGCCTGAGCCACGCTGGTTGATTACGCGAGCCATGTTACGACCGTGCTTCATCAACATTTCGTTTGTAACGCCACCCTTGGCAAACTTCTTCGCGCCGGGATGCATCTTCTTTTCGTGAGCCTTAACTACTTTCTTGGCTTCAACGTCAGCGATTTGTTTCACTTGTTTAGTTTCCATATATGCTCCTTAACTAACCGTTACCGTACCTATTTGCGCTATTCCAACTAGATAGTTGGGTGTTAACAATGCATCAAACTGACTGGCCCCGCCTACAGGATTCCAGCCCCATTGTATGTCCCGAGATCCGCCAGTAGGCAAACCATTGTAATTCAAACCAGCCGTTACATACGTAATATCCGGCCTTGGCTGGCGAACACCTTGCGGGTCATCTACCGGATACATGCCCAGTTGTAATTGAGGGTGGTCGGGATCCCAACATTCAGGACAGACTTTTAGCTGATACAGCTTAGTCTTGATTACCTCAAATTTCAACTGCTTTAATTTGTACCTCTGCCCACACCTGTCGCATTCCGCAATTGAGAATTTACCGCTGGCAAATCTGTTACCCATTACGGCGTACTCCCACCTATGAACTGTTGCCTTGGTACAAATCTAATAGCGGCTTTTTCATGATCTTCGCCAGCGGCCAGATTAAACTGCTCGTCATAGGCGGCTTTCAACATTTCCAATCTTGGCATCAATTCTGGAACTTTCATGGCAATGTAATAGGCCAATCCCGCCACCAAGCAGGGCAAAAAGCGAAAGTTCATATCAGCCGTTTGGATACCTGATCCTGCGTCTTGGATTCTTCTCATTCTCCAGTACACAAATTGATACTGTGTGGATGAATCTGGTGTTGGCCAAACTGTTACGGCTGGAAGCTGTTGGACATAAACTGCTGTCCCGCTTGTATGAGAGGCCGCAGTAGTTCCATTCTGAGCGCGGAAACAGTTGTTTAACGTATTGCCATCTATGTAGTTGTAGTAAATGGTTTCGTTATCTAGCTTGATATAACCCGAAGCAGCCAAGCCAGCAATTGAGCTAAGCGTGATGGTTGTATCAGATGCAGTAATATTTCCATTTAATGTGGATCCCGTTGGGTTTGTTTCGCCAGAAAGTCTTTGCACCCAAACCTGAATGGGCCGAGCTTGGGTTAATTTGTTGGGTATCGTGGCGTAAGTAGAAACACTGATACGTGTAATGTTCAAGTCAGCTTGATTGGACGTGCTGTTCGCGTTTGTCCTGATAACATGATCCAACAGATCAATCGTATCCACGGGAATAGGATATGTATTTAGTCCGGGCGTCAGGATAAATGAACCTTGCTCAATGGTCCACATGTTTAAACCACGATTGGACCACTCAATGGTCATCAGATTCATAGACCTACGAGCAGTTCTTAGATCATATCCAGAACGCATCTCCCGACCGGCTCGCTCCCATGCCTCCTCCGCTATGTCGGTGAATTCCATGTTGAAGATGGAGGAGCCGGTAGTAGTCATCTAAATCTCGCTGTCTTCTTTGCTATTGTTTTGGGTTGCGCCACAAATTGTTTGCCAGCCGCCTTGCCCTCACGTTTTGCCCTTGTCGTTGCCGCATACTCTTTTGAAGATAAAGACTTAATGGCAGCTTCGGGCAAATATCTTTCACCCGTTTTACTAGACGGTTTACCCGACTTAGTGCGCCACTTTTGCTCGCCCCAATCCTTAAGAGATTTTTGAGATGCCTTCACATCAATCCTTATATCCGCCGCCAGCAGCTTTATATTTCTTAGCCACAAGCTGCGCTTTTCTGGCCGACCATTCCCCAGCACCAGTTCCATGAGTAGCTGCGGCCTTAACCTGCTCTACTATTTTTTTTCTTAATTTGGGCTTTGTGTAATTACCTGCGGCATTTACTTTTCCACCCTCATCATATTCTAAAAAGTCCGTGTCATCACGGCGTTTCATCTTTTTAACTTTTGGCATTTTTTGGGGATTGATGTCCCCCATGCCTCTTGATGCCATCATAATATTTTCCTACGTGTGTTGCGATTCTTTTACCATTACACATCTATACGCCACAGAATAATCTTTATCGTCTAATTGAAGGACTACTGCCCTTGCCGCCTCGTGGGCGAACGTTAAGCATTTATCCTTACTATCGAATAATATAAATGGCACACCCTCTATTTGGCTACATTTTATCGCAACACACAGCAGGAATTCTGCAATAAACATTTACACAAAACGGCCCTTAGTCTTACCTTTTACAGCACAGCCATCAGCACGTTTAGAAGCAGAAGAAACAGAGCCGCCTTTAGCATATGGTTTTGCAGGAGGCATTTTTTT